GACTTCTTGGACCGACCGGCAAAGAAGTCGCGCCACCCAGCAGCCCCCTCTCCTCCCTTCGCCAAAATTGCGGCAACATCGGCTTCGGCGCCGTCCTTGCGCGCTTTATACGCGGCACCCGCCGTCGCACCACTAATATCCGCCACCCCTCGGGACTTCACGCCGGCATGGACGAATTCAATCGCACCCGTCCACGAATGCTCTGTCTCCAAACGATGTGCCAATAGTGTGTAGAGCATAATCTGTACCGATTTCATGGTAGGATTCGTCATCGCCGGCTGGTTCTCGAGACGAATGACAGTAGCACGACTCATTGTTAGAAGCACAGAACTAAGCCAAGTATTCATAGCACGACGAATCGTATCCAACGACACCGACATCGTCTTGACCGGTTTCCAGGGCACTAAATACTCTTTTTCAGCCCACAAAACAAGATCCGGTTTCTTCATCTTCTTCGCCTCTACCCCGCGACCAATAGCAAGTGCTTTGAGTTCTTTCGCACCGACAGCGCATGGAAGACAGGGTAGAGACGGCTTCGCTATAGCCGATTTCTTGACACGAACACCGGTTGCACACCCCTTACACCACTTCATCCCATCTCCTACACAAATCCACTTTGCGCCACTACCACAACCGGCGCACGACTTGGCAGTCTGGGCGGTCTCGCCGCCTTCTAGCAAATCTACATTGTCCCAGGCAACTACGGACCAAGCCCATTCAGCACCGTGTTCAATAACACAATATGCTAGATTGCGAATACCCATATCAAATCCTACATAGACGGGCATTTCAATATGTCTCTATTTAGGGTAAGATTTAGACCTAATCTAGATTATTCGGTATATCTTGAATTTTAAACACTATGTGGCAGATATAATGGATCTCAATACATGTTTAAAAGAGCACGGCTTTGTGGAGTTTGAGGGAAATAGTAATGAGGTTCCGGACCAACAGAAAGAGATCGTCAAATTGACAGCAGATAAGACGCATATAATGGAAATTGGATTCAATGCGGGGCATTCCGCCGATCTTATCCTCAAGAATAATCCAAACGCACGAGTAACATCATTTGATATAGGTTCTCACCCATATATTCTAACAGCGAAGGAATATATTGATAAGACCTATCCCGGTCGCCATCGGCTAGTATTGGGCGATTCTAGGAGTGCTGTATTAAACTTTCTTAGAGAGAATCCTGCCACAGTATTTGAGGTAATAATTATTGATGGCGGACATGAATACAGTACCGCACAGACGGATTTTTTTAATTGCCGTCGTTTAAGCAGCAAGAACACCCTTGTGATTTTGGACGATGTGATTTATAACGCTGATTGGCATCACGGACATACACGCGGTCCATCACAGGTCTGGCAAGAAGCCCTACAGAATAATAGTATAGAGGAGTTTGGTCATCAGGACTATCAGCCTGGGCGCGGAATGGCATGGGGACGCTACATCTTATAAAGCAGATTGCGTCCGTAAAATTGGACCCGAAAAGTTATTATGAATCTTTAGGTATTCATACATGGACATAACCTGCCAAACACAAAAACCACATACGGATATTAACATAGTACTACCCGTATGTAGTGAAGCAAGTAACAAGGCGCATAAAATTGCACTGTTAGAAGCGAAGAAGTATCCTGATAAATTTCAAGAAGTATATTTAACAATATACAATTATGAGTTTACTAATATATATACAACTATTCTTAAACAGTTCGAATAAATTCCCAGCCCATATCTTCACAGATTTTCTGCCAGATCTTATCTTGCATATATAACTTTTCACGGCTTTTGAGCAAAGGAAAGCACGGTAAATAATCATCCAACTCCAGCAGTTCACAGAATTTGTAAAGTACAAAGGAGTATGATAAGAAGTTTGAGCGCTTCTTAGGGCAATGTTTCACGAAACTAAATTGGATTTCCTTAAACATATACCGAAGCTTCTCCTCTACTTCGCGCGACAAAACGGGTGCCGAAATACCGTTGAGACGATTGAGAATATGTGCTACATGGTCGTAGCAACGGTTCAGTTTTAGCTTTTTAATTACATCCTTCAATTTGGAAGGCTTGAGTTTGCTCATGTCGGTAATACGCTCCTTACGGAGTTCCTGTCGGATTTGGTCCAGAATAGCGGGCGAAATTTCAGTGGTTTCCTTTGCTTGGAATTGCGCCAACCATTCGTTCAAGTGATTAATTTTCTTATAGGCGTAGTACGACATTTCGCGGGGCGGATCCTTGTAGGATGGCTTCTCGGAATCAACCAGAACATAGTCACGGTATCCACACTGAGGGCAGTCCAAAAAGGTCTCGTTAAATAACATCTCGGATTCACAAATAGCACAATTGCCAAAGTTTTCCGTAATAGAGGACGCAATACTATTTTCGTGTTGAATAGCGGTAGGATTAAGAGCCGTTAAATACGATTCTAGCGCCTTATCGCGCTTAAATCCAATAGTATTCGTAATTGCGGATGCTTTCTTCACTTCAGGCATTAAGTCATTTGTTTTCATAGACTTATCGTCAATCTCGTTCGTAAAATAGGAATAAACACTATTGGCAGGCATACGACCCTTCGTCATAGGCTCTGCCGGCTTTTCGCCAACCGCAATACGCTCTTGCGCATCACTGTAAGAAAACAGGATGTCGCCGACGCGTAAAAAGTAATCCGCTTCTGCAGTGCCATCTTCCAGTTTTTTGATGGTTTTTTCCAATACATGTATTTCATCTTCTATTTTTTGGCGGCTCGCCAAAACCAGCACATCATTTGCTGTTGTTAGAACGCTAGGTTCCATAAATTGTCGTTCAATTTCGGCAAGTTTTGCTTTCTTTTCCGCTAGATCCGTACGCAGTTTAGGAAGATTTGTCTTTTCTTCCTGAATTTTATGAATCTGTTGTGTATGGAAAGATTCAAGAGTCTTTGCGGGTTCTAATGTCTTAGGTGTTCTATTTGTAAATGCAGCCGTTTCGGTTGTACCACCTATTGGTCTTAATAGGTCATCCAGCGATAGGGGTTCAGACATTATACTAAGAAACACAAAAATCAGTGTTTAGACCCTAACTATCATAGAATCTGTGCGGGGCGCCCCCTTCGTCAGGGGTCGGAATCTCGGCAAAAATCTTCCCGGAGCCAAAAATTATTTTCTCGGGCTCAGGTATAAACAACAATGGGCTCCGGTGGTTTAATGCAGCTTGTCGCTTACGGTGCGCAGGATATCTACCTCACGGGTAACCCGCAGATTACATTCTTCAAGGTGGTGTACCGCCGCCACACGAACTTCGCCATGGAGTCCATTGAGCAGACGTTCAACGGCTCGGCGAACTTCGGCAAGAAGGTGCAGTGCACCATCTCCCGTAACGGTGATTTGATTCACCGTGTGTACCTCCAGTGCACGCTCCCCCAGGTCACGCTCCAGGCGTCGGACGGCTCGGGTGCCCAGTTCCGCTGGCTCAACTGGGTTGGCCACAACCTCATCAACAACGTCTACGTTGAGATCGGTGGTCAGCAGATTGATAAGCACTACGGTGACTGGCTCCAGATCTGGAACGAGCTCACCCAGCAGCCGGGTCTCCAGGCCGGCTACGCCGAGATGGTAGGCAATGTGCCCCAGCTCACCAACCTGCTCGTCCAGGGCGGTGAGGGCTGCGACAACGCCTGCGGCACGGGTGAGCCCCACGCCTCCCAGGAGGTCCGCAACTGCGCGCCGGAGTACACGCTCTACATCCCCTTCCAGTTCTGGTTCAACCGCAACCCTGGTCTGGCTCTCCCTCTCATTGCTCTCCAGTACCACGAGGTCAAGATCTGGCTCGAGTTCAACGCGCTCCAGAACCTCGAGTGGGACTACGCCACGGTCACCTCGGGCGGTGTGTCGGTGCAGAACACCTCGTACCCCATCCAGCAGCGCATTGCCGCCGCCGGTTTGGTCTCCGCCTCGCTCTATGTTGACTACATCTACCTCGACACGGATGAGCGCCGCCGCTTCGCCCAGGTCTCGCACGAGTACCTGATCGAGCAGCTCCAGTTCACGGGCGGTGAGTCGGTTACCTCCTCTGCCAACAAGATCAAGATGAACTTCAACCACCCCACAAAGGAGCTTGTGTGGGTTGTCCAGCGCGACTCGTTCGTCTCATGCGACCCCACGGTCACGAACCCCTGGAAGGGACAGCAGCCCTTCAACTACTCCGACTGGTGGGATCGCTCGGTGCTCGAGTCCGGCTACTCCGTCACGCGCGTGGAGGGCATGGCGGGCTACAACCCTGTCGTTGTTGCCAAGATCCAGCTCAACGGTCACGATCGTTTC